TGCTTTACCATCTGACTGGACACTTTCTAGTTCTTCATCTTCATCCATAAGACCATCTAGCATGTCCATAAGTGAATCTAATTCAGTTTTTTCTTCTGGATCATTAGCAAATTTTAAAGCATTAGCATTTAGAAATTGTTCTATAGAAAGACTATCTTCATCATCTTCATCATAATGATTTGCATAATGTTCTTGCAACATTCTTCCCCATATATCAAGTATTTTTGCTTTAAAACGATCTATTTCAAGCAAATCTATTGAATTTGAAGTAGTTGTATCACTAAATATGTCCATTAAAATCCTTTTGTATAGTGCGTTTACGTTCTCTCATGTTCCAAAGAGTATCTTGATTACCAAAATGAGGTTGTGTACCTCTTACACTTATTCTAAAATTACCTTTTTGTCCGCAATGTGGACATTCTTTTTTTTCTAATCTATCTTTAATGGAACACATTTCATCAAAAACATGGTCATTTTTACATTCATATTCGTAAAAAGGCATTAGTGTTTATATCCCATTTTATCCCAATATTTTTTATAGTTTTTAGCAAACCAAGAGGCTGAAGATTGCGTAGGTAACTCTACATATTCTCCAGTTTCTAAAGCATAGTCTAATGCTTCTTCTCTGTTTTTCTTTACAAGCTCCCCATCAATTTGTACAACTTCTGGATAAACAAAAAATCTACCATCTATTTCAGTATCAGACATTAAATGAGTATGAACTTTGCCTTTAAATTCACCTACACCTTTTAATTCTGGGTAATCATTTTTATTTAAAATTCTTTGTATAAAATTTTTATCTTGGTTATTAGCAAGAATTTCTATTAACGAGTCAAATTCTGTTTGTACAATATTCATAAATTTCCTAATTAATTTAGAATAACCCCCTCAGATTAGAAGGGGTTACAACTTAATTAACTATTAAGTTCCTGGAACAACAAACGCAACACCAGCAGTATCTCTTAGTTCTTTAACGCCATACAAAGTATCAGCAGTAAAAAGATCTCCTAAATATTCTTGCTTATATTGTGTTTGAGTACGAACACCTACTTGCTCTGCTAAAACTAGAGCATCTCTGTGCATCATCATGCCAACTCTATCAGCATTAGAATTACCAGAAGCAGTTGGACATGCAGTAGAAATATAAATATCTACACCATGAATCATACCAATTTTTCCGTTCTTGATTGCATCACCCGAACCAATGAACTGTTGCTCAGTAAACCGAGCAATTGCTAACAAGTCATTTGCTGCAATTGGTGGTATAACCATCACACGATTGTCCATAGGTACATCTGCATTATCAAGTTTTAGAATCATTGCTCTAATACCTGCTTCTGTAATGTCAGCAGCGTTTGATGAGTTACCTGTGTAAAGAGTAGTACCATCACTACCTTTAACAGCTTTTTCATAAGAAGCTGCACCAGTACCACCTACTGTACCACCTTGAAAACCTTCAGCTAATGCAAATAGACTAGAGTCCACTTGTTTTGCTAAAGCAAAGCCTGCATCATCAGTATAGAACTTCCTCATAGAGGCTAGTGCTTGTACTTCTGCAATATCTTCAATCAACTTTGAGTATTCAAAGTGCTTGTCAATAACTACATCAATTACTTCGTTAGTAGCTGCACTCAATGTTACTTGTGTGTTAGCTGCTTTTGCTGATGCAACACCTCTTGCTGGAACAGGTATTTTAATTGTATTTCCTTTTTTCCCTTTATGGGACATCTTGGTTACTAAATTAGCTAACACGAGATTTGCTTTGTAAGCCCCTATAACTTCATCACTCCACAACGCAGGGATAAAGTTATTAGCGACTGCAGCAGTTGTATTATTTGTGCCTAAACCCACTTTACTTCTCCTATTATAAGTATTATATTATTTAACCCTACCTTCTGCATACGCCTCTTGAATTTCTTCTGCCAGCGAAGCATATCGGTTAGGATCTGTTACCTGCAAGTTAATTAAATCTGCCCTGCGGTAAACCTTCTTGCCACCTACGGAATCTCCTGATGATCGGCTTTCTGAACTTGTTAGTTTCATAGCTTTTTCAATATTAGATTTTTCTTTAGCTACTGCTTCTTGAGTTGCACCTGACATTTGTGTTTTCGAGTACCAATCAAAAAGTTCAATTGCTAAATCTGACCTATATTCAGTATCAGCTTTTCTAAACATTTCTGTTCTTGTTTCACTATCACCAATAAATTTTTGAAAAGAAGAATTTTTAACAGTTTCTTGCCAATCTGGATAAGCCTTATCTAAAGACTCCAAATTATGCTTTTGTACATTACCCATTCTTTCTTCTCTAGCTTTTATAACATCTGGGTGGTTTTCTATGGCTTTATTCACAGCGTTTACTGGATCGTCAAAGAAGTTTTCCTCCTGTGCTACAGGTTCTTCTGGTGGAGCAGTTTCTGTTGCTTTATTTTGTGCCTCAAGTAAACTTGCCATTAATTTTCGTTGTTGACCAAGCTCATCAGCTTGTCTACTCATTAATGATTCAGCTTCTTGCTGCATTTTAATAACCTCTGCCATTGATTTACCAGCATACTTTGCAGGAATATCAGCTTCAGGTTGTGAAGTTTCCTCCGCCTGGTCTATTGTTATATCTTCCTGTGTTTCTGTTATTGGTTCACCTGTTAGAGGTGCTTCATCTACTACTATACTTTCACTCATTGTGTTTTCTCCGCCCTCTGCAGGGTTGTGAAGTTTGATTATGTTGAATTTCCGTCTTGGAGTTGTTCCAACGCTAGGTTTGTTACAGATTCTAAACTTAAAATTAAATTTAATATTTGTAACTGACCTTTGGCGTACCAAAGATCTCTATCAGAGCCAATATTGTTTAAATTAACAATATTTATTTCTAAATTCTTTATTTCTTCAATTAAATCTAACCAGCCTGTTGTTTCTGTCATTCCTAGTCTATCTTCTAGGAATTTTTCGTCAGTTTTAATCATTATTGTACTGTATTATTTATAGTTTGTCTGCTTCCAGCTTCTCTAGCTTTAGCTAAATTTAATATTGTTTCAGATTTAAGATGTTCTACTTCTGGAATATTTCTTGCAGTTTCAGAGCGTTTATTTTCTATATCAGCAGCAATTTTTTGTAAATTAATTTGATCTTTTTGTAATTTAAGAATTTTTTCTTGTATATCAATTTCATTTGGTTGTTGTTTCATAGCTTCTGCTTGATGCAATATAGACCTTGCTTCTTCTTCTTTAGCTTCAGCCAAAGTTTTTTGTACATTTGCTGATAATTGTTGCATTTGCATCTGTTGCACTTGTTCTTGCATCATTTCTTGTTGTTCGTTAGGTTCATTACCTTGCATTAAAGCATTTACTATTTGATCTCTATTATGAATAGATGAATTTTGGAATAATGCTAACAATATTATTTCAAAAGCAGGAGAATCTTGTGGTATTGTTTGTAACATTTGTACCATTTGTTGCATTTCTAGTTCTTTTGCCATTATACCCATAGTAGAATATGGCACAAACTTGTAATCTGTAACAGGATAACGATCTACATCAAATTGTATCTTACGATACATACATTTATTAATTAAAGGTATAAGAAATGTGTTTTGAAAATTCATTAAAGTACGTTTTTGTCTTTTGATAGCAGCACTTTGCATCATTGACATGCCACTAGCAGTATCATTAGCTGCACCTGCACCTGTATCAGCACTTCCTGTACCCATTTGTATCATGTTTTGTAGACTAGCTACTTGATTAAATGTATTTTGATCTGTTTGCCCCATGTCTAAAGGCATAATAGCTTCTCTAGGATTGCCATTTGTTAATACAGTTTTACCTGCACGAACTTCAAACTTAGTACCTCTTGGTAATCTAGTAGCATCTGCTGCTAACATTGGTGTAGTAGTCAATGCTAATGAATCTATTCTTGCTCTCATTTCAGCATCTAAAGCCTTTTGTGGGTTATACCCCTTTTCAGCTACGCCTCTACCCCAAAATTTAGATGGTACAATGTCATGTTGATATGATATAAAAGGTCTATCATTCATCATAAAAGCGTTTTCTTCTACTCGTAAAATGTATTGATCATTGACCATAGTAACAACAGCTTCTACTAATTCATCATCATTGTACTCAAAATCATCTTTATCTTCTTTTGCTTTTAAAAATCTTTTTGGTACTAAACCCCAATACTCACATATTTTTACTGAATCAGATTCATCTGCTGATTTGTTTTCTTCATCATAACCAAATTGAACTGTATCATAATCTCCATCAATAGGCACATCCATATAAATACCAGAGTTAATACCTTCTATAATGTGATATCGAGGTTTAATAACCTCATGTGCAACACCTAAAGCATCATCAATTGATGTAGCACTTGGATCAATTAAAAATTCTTTTGGTGATATTGGTTCTACCAGAACATCAATAGCATCATATTCTACAATTGTACGAGTTGTAGCCAATGTGCCTTCTATAGTTTTTTCTATTGGTGCTCTTTCTTTAGTTGGTTTAACTACAATCTTTCCAATACCAGTACCATAAATAGCACTATTAAGAAATACTTCACATATTGCATCTTTACAGCCTGCTCTTTCTAAATCTTCTTGTAATAAATTACGAATATATTCTGCTTCACTATTATCAGGATCAAGATAATCATCTTTAATATCAAACCATTTGCCACGACCAAATGTTGCTTCTTCTAATTCTGCAACAGATGATTCTATAGCTTGTTGTAAAGCAGGAGAAATTAATTTTGATCTTTCTGCTTGTCTTGTTCTATCAGCAACATCCCAAATACCACGCCACAATCTATAATACTCATCCCATAATGGTGTATAATTAGTATTTCTATGATTACGCCAACTATCAAGGCGATAATTTAGCCAGCTTGCTAATGCTTGGTAGTTATTTTCTTGCATATCCATATTAATTTATATACCTTAAATAATAAGTTGCGATTATATCACAAAACGAAATATTAATGTAACATTCTTTCATTTTCTTCAACAATTACATCTCCATCTAATAACATTTTACAAATAGTTAAATCAACAGAATCATCAAAGTCATCAAAATTTAATTCTTTTTTTAAATCTTCTTCTAATAAATTTGTTATAATTTGACAAGCTACTATATATCTTTGTATTATATTTGATTGATCTTCACTATATTCTAATAGCTGTGCCATTTCTTGTGGCGTTAAATTACTAATATCCAGCGACATCATCTATTACCTCCCATTCATCTTCCAGTTCTATTGAGTGTGCAAAGTCTGCAACACTTACTTGATCTATATAAGCCAATGCGTCAAGCATGTCATCATGTGCTAATTTGTTTGGAAAATCTAACATTTGATTACAAAACTCACGCCATTCTTTTTTTTCATTAAAAGTTATTTGGCCATGTTCCATTCTACCTTGTAATGCCCAGGTAATTCGGTCATTCTTTTTCTTACCACCATGTCGCATTTCTATTATAGAAACCCATCTACCTTCTGTTCTCATTTCATCTTCAAGATAAGGTAATATAGCGTTGCGTAATGAGCCAGTTTCAATACCTACTGTACTTGATTCTACTTTCATAGCAGATGAAAGAATTTTTTTAGCAGTTTCTTTAATATTCCAACGCCCATGCAGAATATCTTTAACCCACCATTTATCACGATCTATTTTAACAATAGCAATAGCTGTTTCATCTAGCCTAGATCTTTTAAGATTGCGTTCTGTTTCTACAGCCTCGTAACCAGCAGGATCAACTGCAATAACATAATTGCCTTGTTCTGGTTCTTCATCTACTTGAAACCATGATTCTTTAAAAATACCGCCAGAATTAGTTTCAAAAGAAGCCTCAAACTCTTGTCTAAATGACATAGAGGACATTGACTTTTTAGAAGCCTTTATTTCATCAGCAGGTAAAAAAGGATTATCTCTTGATGTAAATTGAAATGCCTCCCAATCATCATCATCTAAAGCGTCTTTATACAAATCAAAAAAATGATTTTTACCAGCAGGTGTTCCTATAAACAAAGCACCACCACGAACATCAGCAAGCGTAGGTCTAATAATTTGTTCCCATACCTGTGGTTTCATTGAGGCGTATTCGTCTAATACAACGTAAGCCAAGCCAACACCACGCAAAGTTTCTGGTCTATCACTACCTTTTAAATATATTTTCCTACCATTTATCAATGTAAGAACAGCGGTGTTCTCGTATGCTTGTACTATTAAGTCTTTACCTAGTTCTTTTAACATAGCCCACATA